TCCGGACGCGGCGGCGAAGTTCCTGACGGTAAAGGAAATCACCGAAGAGGGCCGGGCCGAGATCGACGCGGCGCGTGCCGAGTGCCTTAAGACGGCAACGGACGCGGAACCGGCGGCGACGACTGCGGAACCGGCGGCGACGGCGACGGCGACGACGGTTCCGGTGGCGGCGGTCGATCCGGGCGATGGCGGATGGGAAGCGCGTTACAAGGGCGCGTCGAAGAAGATCAACGCGCTGACGGCTGAATTGAGCGATGTCAAGGCGTCGAACGAAAAGGCGGTTGCCGAGCTCAATGAGAAGATCGCCGGATATGACGCCGTGATCGCCGAGCGTGACGGCGTGATTAAGGATTTCGAGGATCAGGTCAAGGCCGCCGGCTTTGAGAATCTCACCGCTCTTATCGGCGCGGTGAGCGGTCTTAAGTCGGACCTTGATAAGAGTGCGCATGATCTCGCGGAGTGCCGTGAGCGGCTTGCGCATTTGGAACAGACGCGGGACCTCCTGACCGGCTCCGTACTCACACCTGGCAAGGCGTCCGCGAAGTTCGCTAATTTCGCAGAGGCCGTCGATGCGCTGGGCTATGCCAAGGCGTGTCGCCAATACCCTGAACTTAAGGTTAAGTACAGGGCCAAGAAAAACTAACAAACAAAAAGAGGATTGCTAAAATGGCAAAGCGTTTTTTCCGTGTGCAAGAAGCCGACCGGCCTGATTTGGCCGCTATCGGTTCGATCAGTCAGCTGGATGTCAAGGGCTATGCGTTCCCGAAGATCTTTCCGTTTATTCCGGTGACGGAAAAAGGCGGAACGATGACGGTTGCGCCGGCCGGGCTTACGGCGTCCAAGGGTTCCAAGGACCGTGCTAACGGCGAGACCCTGAGCGGTGCCACCATTGAAATGGTGGACGTCAACTGGACTGCTTCTCGTTACGAAGGTCGCGGACGTCTGTACGAAAACGACGGCGCGGCGTATGCTACGCCCGAGGATGCCGACCAGGCCGGCGGCGAACTTGCTCAGCGTCTTGCGTGGAACAAGGTCGAGGATGATGCGTTCAAGAAGGTGTTTACGGCTGCACGCAAGAGCGGCGCAACCGAGCTCGCCGATCATTCCGTTGTCTTGGGGCTCCAGCTGAAAGCGAAGTCTCTCCGCAAGTACGGCAAGTCCACGTTGGTGATGACGACCAATGCGTGGCTTGATTTCTGCCAGATTCCGGAAATCCGGTATCGTCTTGAAAAGATCGCCGGCGCGAACAATGACGCTGGTTTCATCTTGACGGACATCGAGAAAGTTCGTGCGGCCGTTTCCACGTTCCTGGGATTCTCCGACATCGTTCTTTTCGATTCCGAGATTGTCGGGACCGATTACGATACGTGCATTGCCGTCATCGGTTTGCGTCCGGAGGCGGTTGGCAACGTCGTCAACATTGCCAAGGCCAAGGCGACGTATGGCTGGACCGCGTGTTACATCCCTGAAGATGCGGCCGCTGACAAGCCGTTTGACATGCGTACCTGGTACGACGGCGAGAAGAAGGCGAACGTTTACGATGCCGAGGCGTATCTTGGCGTGACCGAAGCCTTTAGCGGCGCGGTGGCAATGTGCAAGTTCGTCGAGACGTACACCGAGTATCCGACAACTGTCGTGAACGTCGAGCCGGCCGCTGGCAACGGTGGTTAAGGCTTGGGGTGCCCTGGGTGCCATTGGCGCGGCGTTTCTCCGCGTTGCGCCAATGGCTTTTTAAGGTATCAGACATCCGAGAGGGTCAAGACATGAAAAGGTTTGTAGCAGTTTTCGCGGTTGCGTTCGCGGTCGTGTTGTTTGGCGCGGACATCGTTTCGTTCAAGCCGGTGGCGACGGGCGACGAGTTCAAGTTGTCGCGTGGCGGCAAGCTGACGCGAGTAGAGGCGTTTTCGCCGGTGTCAGGCGGCACGTTCGCAATCAGTTCGATCTATTCGGCCGACACGTACACAAACGCCGTCCATGTGGCGAACATGACGAATACGACGTACAGGGTAGTCACGTCGAATGACTATACGCACGTCGTGGCGACGAACGTTTACTCTTCTCTTTCGTTTGTCGATGATCCCGGCATTATCGGCATATCCACCAACATGACGTATTACGCCGTAACCAACCGATGGCCGGTTTACAAGGGTACGGTCGCCGTGACTAATTCGCTTGCGACGGGTACGCAGAGCGGTTACACGGTTGGCAAGGCGTTAGATACGCCGGTGTATCTTGCGCCGGGCGAACGGATAAGGTTCACCGGCACGGGCGTTGGTGGTTTCATCCGTCTGATATTCGAGTGATGCGGTCGATCTTCCAGAATGACGCGGCGTTTGCGCCGATGGATGAATGTATCAAGTGGCGACAGGACAAGTCGCCTCACTTGGAGGGCGCGTTTTACGGTACGGTGCTGCATGGCGAATCGCAGAGCGAAAGCGCCGGGCCGTCTCGTTCCGGAATCGCGGCCGATCCGTGGACGGTCATCATTCGCGAACATACGGCGACGTGCGCCGGCATGAAAACCGGCGACACGCTTGAATTGCTTGACGGCACCGTGCTGTCGATACAGCAGGTGACGAAAGACGCGGCGTTTGGATGGGTGGTCAAGGCGACGGCGAACGCACGGGCTCCGAGGTGACGTATGGCGTACTCTCTCACAGATTCGGGCGTGTCGATCCGTTCGGGCCGTGGCGCAAGGGCGGTCGAGATTACGCTTTCGTTCAAGGAGATCGAGGCTTGGGCGAAACGGATGCGCAAGGACACGGATCAGTTGTGGCGTCTTTCCTACGGACGCGCCGTTTCAGGTCTTAAAAAGAAGTTCATCGAAGTGATGACGAAATCCGGCGGCGTTTACGGCGTTCCGAAGTTCAAGGATTTCGAGGATTTCACGAAACAGTATCGCGCATTGCGCGGACGTAACGAGACGATGGGCGGCGTGTTGGCCGAGCGCGGCGTAATCGTCGCGTTCAAGCGCAACGGTTATCAGGTCATTGGCTGGCCTGACAAGATGGAAACCGTTGCGGAGAGTTTTCAGGAAGGTCGCGGCGGAGCGAACGCGGAGAAGTGGTTTACCGACCCGCAATGGCGACAGTCGTTCCACCGCAGGGGGTTGAAGGACGTGCCGAGGGCATACGTACATAACGAGCGTATGGTCATTGAGCCGTATTTCGTCCAGTACGTCCGCGACAATCTTGACCAATGGGCGAAGTCCGCGTATTTTACGGGCCTTGCGAAACTCATGCAGGGCAAGCGAGATGCGCGTTTTGAAAGGGCCAATCTGCGATGATCTCACACCGCGACATATTGACCGCTCTTGCGATGGAGATTCAGGCGTCAACGGAGATCGCCGAATACTGCCAACAGCATTTTGGCCAGGCGTTGGCGATTAACGTTGGCGCGTATGCGTCCGGGATTCCGGACGAATCGCAGTCGCCGTTTTTGTGGATTCACGCGGCGGATGACGAAAACGAGTCCGTGGGATCGGAAGATACCTTCACGGCGCGGCTTGTCGTCGCCGGTTGCGTCAAGGGCGCGGACGGCGAACAGTACATCGAAAACGTGGTCGTCGAACGTTCGGCGTCCGTCAACGGCCTGACGATCAACGGCGGAAACAAGATCGTCGAGGATTTGCGTGACATGATAATTTCAATCGTCCGCGATGCACACGCCGGCGCATATCCGGTGCGTATCAGGCGAGACGAAAACGACATTTCACACTTTCCGCTTGAATGGGCGGTTGTGTACGTTGAATACAATGAGCCAGAAGCGCTCAATTAAAGAAAGGCAAGGTAAAAGATGGGTACAAGGTATCACGTAAAGTCTGCGGTGCTGACGCTTGGATCGACCGCATACGAAATGGCGACGGGGCCGACGGCGAAAAGCCAGACCAGGGAACCGGTCGAGGTGACGGCTCTTTCGGACCAGATCAAGCAGTTCATTCCCGGCGCGTTGACCGAGGATGACGAATTCACGACTACGCTCTATGACAAGGGTAGCGGTATGCCGTCCGTAAGCGATGCGCCGGCGTCGCTGACCATTGTCGTCACGCTTTCCAACGGCGTTGGGAGCGACGTGTCGGAAACGATTGCGTACAACAAGGTGATCGTTTCCAAGGTCGCGGCACCGAACCAGGAAGGGAGCGGCGACCGCAAGGCGACGGTCGATGTCACGTTCCGTCCTGACGGCTCCGTTGCGTCCGGCACCGGCACCTGATAGGAGCGGCCATGTTCGCGGATTACTTCACGATCAAGCTGGGCGATACGACGGTCAAGGGCCGGCGGCTTACCCTCAAGGAATTGAAGGAAAGTCACGCCGAGTACATCGACGGATCGCTCAGCGGCGAAAAGTGCGAACAGTTGATCAAGGATCATGTCACGCTTGAAAACGGCGAGGCGTTCGATCCGGAGGAACTTACGCCGAACCAGGTTCGCCAGATCGTCGCCGAATTGATCTTGCCCAAGGAGGGACGCGGTATCGCGGATTTTATCGGGTTGCTCTCGTAAGTGGGAGCAATCCGGAAGAATCGGCGCAGACGGCGTTTCTGCGTGAGGGTACGGCGACGTTGGGCGTGTGGCTGCCGGTCGCGTTGGCGGACATGATGCGGATTTTGGTTGCGCTTGTGCGCCGGGCCGGCGGTGACACGGGCGAAATCACGTTGTTGAAGCGGTCGAAGGTTTTGGAGACGTGGATGTTGCCGGCGATGGCTGCGGCGGTCGATGAAGACGAGCAAGAGGCGGAAGCGTTCGCGATGTTGGAATCTGTCAGAAACCTGAAAAAGAAGAATGAGCAAAAGCACACACCAGTTTGAGATACGCGGCGTCGATAAGAGCGGCAAGGCGTTTAACTCAATCAAGAACCGGGCGGCGACGACGGCCGGCCAGATTCGTTCCATGGTTGGCGGAGCTCTTTCGGCGTTGGGCGCATACATGGGCTTGCGGTCGATCAAGGGCGGGATCGACGAATTGGGCCGGTTGAGCGACATTGCGATGCGGACAAACACGAACGTTGGCGAGCTCACACAGGCAACGGCGGCGTTCGGCGCGTTGGGCATACAGAACATGGGCGTTGACCAGTTCGCAACCGCGTTGGATCGCATGGCCAAAAGCACGGGCCGTACCGGCATGGCCGGATTCTATCAGACGATTGCGGAGCTGGGCAAGGTTCCGGATGTGGCAAAACGCAGTCAGATGGCAATGGAGGTTTTCGGCCGTTCCGGAATGATGTTCATGCCGCTTATCAACGCCGCTGACGAATCGGTAGAGGCGTTGCAGACCGTTTGTGACGCGATGCCGGCGGTTCCGCAATCCGCGGCCGATGCCGGCGACGCCGTATCTGACGCGATGGGTTTTGTCGCTCAGAGTATCAAGTCGATTTGGTTGCAGGCGTTGGGAACGATTTGCAGTTGGTTCGACAACGAATATAAAGGCGGCGTCCGTGAAGCGGCGTTGTCTGCCGGCAATTACTTGGAGTATTATACCAAGGCCGCCGTTGCTCATTGTATCGCGATGTTCCGCAAGTTGCAGGAATATCTAAAGCGGTTCGGTGACGCGATAGGCGCGTTTATCGGCGCGAAGATGGCCGGTGCGTCGTGGTCCGAAGCGGCCGACATGGCCGGTGCGGCGTATGATCAAGCCGTCGAGGAATACAAAATCACGGCTGCGGAGATCGACCGTGTAGAGGAAGAACGTGTAAACCGTTTCGCGCAAAGATTCGCGGAGCGCAAAGAGGCCATTGAGAAGTTTCAACGGGCATACGACAAGGCCGCCACGTCGATCAAGAAACGTCAGATTGGTACGCGACAGGCTGCCGAAGTTGGCCGACAGACGAAAATCAGCAACGATCTCGTTTACGCGGAATCGAACGCGGCGTTGAAGATGCAGCTACTTGGGCCGACGCTCCAGAGTGAATCGAAAAAGCAGACTTCGATTTTGGAGCGGATCGCAAAGAACACGGAGAAGACGGCCGAGAATACAGAGGAATCGGCAACGGCTGATGATATGGGAGTGCTTGACTGATGGCAAATGAACCGACAATTACGGTAAAGCAGAAAGCGGGTCGTGAATACACGGTTGACGGCACCGGCATTTCGTCGCTTTCGCGTGACTACATCGTGATCCAAGGTGACGTGATGGCCGCCAACGGCGAAAAGGTGTCGTTCGCCGGCGTTCCGGCGATTGGTACGCCACATCCGAACTATCCCGGCCTGGTTGTGCAGGATTACAAGGTTCAAGAGGGTAGCGGTTCCGACAAGAAGGTTTTGACCGTTACGGTGAATTACGGGCTTATCGAGACGGAGCAGGTCGATCCGGACGACGAAGAATCAGACACTTGCGCGGTCGATGAATGGGGTTGGGATGACGGCACCGATGAACGGGAGCTCACAAGCGGCGTCGATGGCACGGATGTCCGCAATTCGGCCGGTGATCCGTTTGAATCGGTCCCGCGCATATCGGTCCCGGCGCCGACCTTTACGAAGGTGATGCGCTTTAAGACGCGGCAAACTGGATGGGCGGCGTACCGTTGCAAGGTCAATCAAAGCGAGGTGACGATTGGCGGCGTCGCGTGTGCGGCGTGTACGTTGCTTTGCATGGTTGGCGAGAAAAGGATATTTGGCAATAAGGATTGGAAGTACCAGTACACGGTACATCTTAAGTACAAGTCGAACAAGGTCACGATCAACAACAGCGGATCGCCTACGGAAATCGGCTGGGACGTGGCGATTGCGGACGCCGGTATGCGCGAACTGGATGAAGACACGGGCGAAAAGAAGCTCATTCGCGTGATCGACAAAGAGACTGGCAAGATGTGTGCGGTCACAAGTGCGACGTTGCTTGACGGTAGCGGACACAAGAACGAAGAGAATTACAGTCCTTACAACTTCCGCTTTCAGGCGTATGAACGAACGTCGTTCCCGTCCTGGTTTTATTCCGAGCCCAATTTACAGGAGTAAAGATGGATTACTGTCTTATTGATTGCAGTTGCAAGCGGCCTGATTGGCCGTTCATGCCGGTGTGCGTACCGTGTGGATCGTCATGCACGGTGCGCTTGATGGGCTTGCGCGACCGTAGCGGCGTGAGGATCGCCGGTTACGGCGTCCGGATAACCAATGCGGACGGCGTTTCGCTTACGCGCCAATGCGTTAGGGATTGCGGCGAGTACGTCGCCACGTTCCCGGCGTCGCATTTCGAGAATTACGGCGAGGTCAAGAACGGCGTCGTGATCCTGGCGTATGGCGCGGAACCTGACGGATCCGAACACGCCTGGATTTGTCGCGTTGGTGATTTGCGCGTCTTTCCTATCGATGCGTCCAGTATTCCCGGCGGTCAGACGCCGCAACCGCATGACGTGTACCACAAGAGCGAGGTCGTCAACGGCGTCCAGCATTACAAGCGCGAAGTGCTTACGTGGTCCGAACGTCAACGCGCCTGGGGCGCGGATTACGTTGGCGATTACATTTTCGTTGGCGGTGATTACGTTCCGTTTACAGGAGATTGACGATGAAAAGGCATATTGCGTTTATGGCGTTTTTCGCTTCCGTCGCGTGTCTTGCGGCACCGACGGCAAACGAGGATTTTGTTTTGGCCGAAGATGCGCAGACCTTCACGAACGCGGTCAACGCGGCGAAGGAATACGCAGACGGCAAGATTGCGGCGTTGCCGGTTATCGGTGATTACGCGAACGTGTCGAACAGGGCCGTTAACGCCGCTCCGATGTTTAAGGATTCCGAGTTGATTTCGTGCGCGTGGGTTGTTGTAGAACCTAATGTAAAATTACAACAGGGAACGGATATGGATGGGCGTGTTGTTTGGGTGTGGGCTGGGGTACATCTTGTGCGTGAGTTGACGTATGACGGGAAATGGCTTTATAGGCAATTTAGGACAATGAGCGTGCGTCCGGATTGGCAGTATACCAACACTTTGAGCAGGGCGGCGACCGAGTTGATGTTTCGCGATGATATTATTCTTGTCCGTTGCGATGAGGTATGGGGTGGCGGCACCAACAATCCGGTCGCGTACATGGATGACTTGTCGAGGGCTGCGGATGATGCGACGAATTACACGGATTTGGTTGTACAGAACCTAGATATTCCCGATCCGGATTTGTCAGAGTACGCGAAGAAAACAGAGGTGCAGGGCGTGGCGGCACAGGCGGCCACTAATGCCGTTGCGCCGGTTGTCGCGATTGTCGATTCATGGGAAGGATATTGGAGCGGTTCAAACGTGGTGTTCGAGGTGACGAACTACTACGGCAACACGACCGGCGCGAAACCGCGTCTGCGTATCAGGGAATATCGCGATGAGCAATGGCGTACCGTGTGGGATGAGGAAAACAAGTTTGCGGCCGCTGAAAGCAACATCGTCAAGGCGGTCGTCGCCACCAATTCGGTTCTGTACGCGCCTATCGCCTGGGGCACGGTGACGGACAAGGGTTCGCCCAATCCGGTCACGAATACGACGTTTATGACTTCTCCGGAAACGTACTTTGCCGGCGGAACGGAGTATCAGCGCGTCGCCGTCGGTAGCGGTACGATTTGCGTATTGGTGGATCGCGGCGCGTTGGCGCGGACCGCCGGACAGCCTGGCACGTTCCGCTTTCAGGATGACGGTGGTACGAACTTCTTTGGTTTCGCGAAATCCGATTCCTATACAATCGGATGCCGGACGGACGGCATTACGGTCGATGGCGGATTGGTCACGCTCAGGTATGATGTCATCATGGCCGGTACGGACGTGCCGGTTGTGTATTGGCGCGAAAATCTGCATGAGGGCTCATGGACGCAGTTGAACAACGTTGACGGCACGGTTGCGGACGGTGCGCCGTATGCGGTCACATGGTACACGTCCGGCGGATCGTACTACGCCGCGATAAACTGTACGGGCAACGCAAGCGGATTTTTCCGGGCCGAGACTTCCGTTATGGGCGATGTCGTTTGGGAAACGAACATGCGCGCGCGCCTGGGCGGCGGATTGGAGTGTACGAACACGGCGACGCACGTAAGCGGCGTGATCCGTCCGTCGTACAATGGCAGTACCGTGATTTGGACGTGGAGTGTTAAATGAGGGAACTTGCGGACATCTTTCAGGCTGCCGTGATGATCGCCGGCGTGGCGGTCCTTGCCGTGATAGGCATGGTAAGCGCGGCGTATGCGCTCCGTGGAACCGTACGCAAGGTGATCCGGTTCATGGGCGGATCGTGCGCCGTTTCGCTTGCTTTCGTCGTCTGCCTGGTGTTCTACGGCGGATCAAAGCACATCCGTTTCGACACAGGATTGTCAGACAACGGATCGTTGATTACGAATGACACGGTGCATGTCGCCTGGCGATTCAGCGGCATACCTTCCGCGTCGTCGCTTTTCATCGATTACCGTTTGGACGGATCGACGAACGAGTGGGAGAACCTTGCCGAAACAACTGTCGCGGCGTTGGAGTGGAACGGCACACTTCCGGACGCGACGAATTACGAATACTACGTTTATACGACGTACATTCCGCCGACGCCGGTGCATACTAATGGCGTGTGGCAAGGTCAGGTTTACGAAACCAAGGCGCATAAGGGCGCGAACGCCTTTATCATCTTGGGCGGAAAGTTGAAAGAGCATGGCGCGACCATTGCGCCACCACGAGCAAAGCGAAAGGATGACGAAGATGAGTGACAACGGAAAAGGCTGGGTGTGCAACGTTTTGAAGGCCGTCTATATGGCGGTGTTGATCGTCCTATTGTGCATGATGGCAAGCCGGACGTGTCGCGGCGATTCCGTGATTTCCAGACCGGCCGGCGACGGCGTGAATATCTACACGGTCAGGGTTGACGATGACGGTTATATCGTATCTGAATCGTCAACGGCGGCGCTTGCCTTGCGCAAGTATGCCGAGCAACTTCCGCCAATGCCGGGAGAGTGTTATATGGGCGATTTCAAATATATTTTTCTTACGCCTGGTGATTGGGCTGCGGTTACAAACAGGATCGCGCGCCTTGAATCGGTTGCGGCGGATCGTTGGCGGAACGAGCATAAGACGGTCGCAGGGCGTCAAGCGTGGCATGGCGCGGCGACGAATCGCGTAGTTTCGGCGGATGGCTTGTCGGTGACGTGGCTCTATCCGGACGGGTACGCCTACACGGAAACCGAGGCGCGTACCAACGCCGTTCGGCGCGTAAGGCCGCCAGCGGCGAAAATTCCGCGTCCAGACGCGCCGGCGCCGGTTCGGCGTGTGGTTTTACCTCCGAGACTTGCGGCGAAGCGTGAGGCAGAAAAATCGCGCTCTAAGGTGCGCGAAGTCAATGCGGTGTTCGGTCCCGGCGGCAAGGTGCTGAAAGTGGAGGGCGTGAAATGAGCAGACTGTCGAAAGCGGCGTTTGGGATATTGTTATTCGGCATGGGATTATTGCTTGCCGTAATCATGGGATTGCAAGCGAAAGAGGCGCAGAAGCCACAGCGTCACGCGAATCCGACGCCCGAATGGGAGATCGAGCGGCACACGCGAGAAGAGACGATTGCATATTTGAAGCGCGTATATGGCAAGGCCGATTTTGGGGCGGCTTTGGATCGGATTGCTGCGCTGGAGGAAACTATGCAAAAGTGCCGATGGTGCAATGCGTGTCAGTCTTACGGTTGGAGGGCATACTAATGAGGTGGTCTATTTTACTTTTCGCGGCGGCGATTTCGTTCAACGTCCATGCCAAGGGCCTCTTGCCGTGCATGGTGTATCGATACGGCCTGACGAACGAGCAGATTGACGACATCTTGACGCAACATCCTGACGCGCAACTGCGTATCACTGCACAGGATTGGCGAGGGATGCGTTACGAATTGTCACGCTTTCAATGTATGACCAATTACGTGAATCTCATTGGATCGACGCAGGATTGCGCTAGGGTGCTTTTGCAGCTACACGATACGGCGGAAAGTTGGCGGTCGCGTCATGGCGCGGTGTCTAATCTCTACGTCCGGACGGCGCGTGAATTGGAACAGGCTGCGGATCGCGCAAGAGAGTACGCCGACGCTTTCACGGACGCCACAAACAGGCTTGCCGTCTCAATCGCGGGTTACACGGACGCTACGAACAGGCTTGCGGCGTCAATCGCGGATTACATGAGCGCGTCGAACCGTGCGGCGCGTGCAGAAGCGCGGCATGATGCAATCGTCACTTGGGCCGAGGAACAGCGCGACAAGGCGTTGTTGCCGACAACTAAGGCGATATGGCAAGCGTTCATCGACCGTCTGCGGAAAGACGACGACGATTGATCCGGGAGGTGTGTCATGGAAGATGCGGACAAACAGAAACTTGTCGAAGATTTCCTACATCGTCGCGTCAATCCTCTTGCGTTGTCCAGGGATGATTTCATCGAATTGCTTGACGGATTGAAACGGATGTACTCTGCGCGTGTGTGGAATTGCGTCGATGCAACCGCTAAGAATGATCCTGAATGGGGCGCGTTGTCAGATGTGTTCCAGAGGGCTCTTAAAGAGTTGGGAGTGGAGGGAAATTAGATATGTGCATGAAATCCACAGAGGAAGGTTGCGTGCTGTCCGCACAGCAAAAGGAGCTAAAGGAAAAGGTCGCACAGATGGATCAACGTTTGACCAAGGTCGAGGGCGACGTTGGCAAGATGCGGTCAGAGACGCAAGACGGTTTCCGGCATGGCGCAGAACAGATGTCCGCAATCAACACGTCCGTTTCAAACCTTGCGCATGACTTCGGGGACCGCATGAATACAATCGACAAGCGGCTTGTGTCCGAAAAGGAGAAATGGGGTGAAACCTTGCGTTGGGTCGTCAAGATGGCCGTGCGCGTGTTGCTTGCCGGCGCGGCTGTCGCGATGGGCGTTACGACGTTGAGGATGTTTATGAAATGATTTCGGCCGGGTGGCCGGAACACGGGCGGTACCTTGAAAGGCTACTTTTTGGTTGGATGTGCCGTCCGTGTAGTTTAACTTACTGACAACAGTAAAACAGGAGAACAGAAATGAAAACGTTGATCAAGTGGATCGTGAAACACTACGTGTCGAAAGACACGCTTAAAGCGGCTATTCACGCCGCTAACGAAAATCTCGCGAATGTCGAGGTTGACGAGGCAAAGCGCAAAGTCGTATCGGTTGCAAATGACGTGTCTGACGTCGTTGGCGTTTACCTGACGGGCTTTGCTGACAACGGGCGTATCGATCCGGAGGAATTGGACGCCGTTAACGCGCAATGCGACGCCGTGGTTGACAAGTACGTTTCCGACAAGATCGTTGAAACGTTCATCGACAAGATTTTCGCGTGAGGCGGTTATGGGGAGATGGTTGAAAAAGAGAATCGCGGAAAAGGCCGAGGCGACAAAGGCCAAGGTCAAGAGTATCAAGTCGAAAGTGAAAGGCAAGGTCAAGAAAAATGAATCGTAATATCTTCAATGGCGTGTTCGGCGCGGCTTGCGCCGTCTTCTCAATCGTCGCGACGTGCGGATGTTCGACGGCTCAGCCGGCGTCACGCGCAACGACGGCGCAATACGAAATGCGTCTCTCGTTCGACGATTCGGCGCGAAACAACACGGTCAATATCACGCTTGGCGACGGCGCGTTGGCGTCCGCTGATTCAAGCGGATCGACGGAAACGCAGACTGCGACGCCGACAATCGACGTTCGGCCTGACATCGATGTGCATTACAACGATGCAATCAAGAACGCTACGGAAGCGTCCAAGGGCGTTCTTGAAACGCTTGTCGCGGCGTCTGCGAACCAGGTTGCGGAAATGATGGCCAGCAAGAAAACTGGCACGGTGGAAGTCCAGAAGAAGGACGGCACCAGCGCGACCGTGCAATGTGAAAACGGTCAATGCTCGTTTGTCGAAAAGTGAGTGCGTGACATGTCGCGGAAATACGTACTTGGGCCTCATGCGGCGCGTGAGCTGAAAAGGCTGATTGCCGGTACAGGCGTTGCGGAGCGGCGCGATACCGTTTCGGGCGCGATTGCATTTGATTCCGAGTACGCCGATCCGTTTACGGTGCAATGGGCCGCGTCTGCCAATTCCGGAAGCGGCTCATTCATCATTTGGCTGCCGTCTGCGTCGCTGTTGATCGTGGACGGCAAGCCGGTCGATCTGACGGAGGACCTTACGGCGGTTGGCGGTTCATATCCGGCCGGTTGGTACGAGACGCCGCTTTCGTCGTCGGGCGGATCGCTCTACCTCAATGTCACGCCTGGCAATCCGGAATCGACCGGCGAAGAAGACGCGACGGCCGAGTTTTCCACGTCTGAATCACAGACGGAGGGCGACGTATCGATACTCATTGCGACGGCCGCGAAAGACGCCTTGACTGGCGCCGTGACGGTGAAACAGTCCGTAAGTTCGGCGTTGGTGTTCGGGACGGGTAAGGGTGAAAAAGGTGCGTCTGTTCCTGGTCCGTTTGAGCCGGTCTATACCGACGGCGTTCTGACTGCGCTTGCGAATTGTGTGTATCAGGCGGAGCGTTATTGGATAGATTGCGGTACGCAGTCGCTTACGGGTATTACGTCATCTTCTGACGGTTGGGTTGTTGCGACGCTAACACATCCGTCTTATTCGTCATCGAGCTGGACGAGCCAGAATCTTGCGGTGTCGTTCGTCTTGACTACGCCATTTAATTGCGTTAACGGATCTGACGCGCAAACCGTCATTCCGCTCTATCGCGTGGAAGATGGCAAGGTGACGATTGATTATAGGTCCGTACCTACTGCGGTGCTTGCGAGATGATAACACGGGCTCAAGATTATCGGTTGATCGTACCGGTTGGCGTGATAGATGGTGGCATACTGCCAGCTCGCGACGTAGCTGTGAATGGGTCTTCGCGCGTGCTACGGGCAGAAGATTTATGTTTTTCGATAGAGGCGTTATTGGAGCGCCTGGCGATAAACGACCAGATTGATGTGTCGTTGCTGGATTTGCCTAATCCGAAATTAACGGTTAAGCGTGATGACTGGTGGCCGTTGTGGTATCAGCTTGCGAATTATGTTTTTACGGGGTTTGATAGTGGCGGCGTGACCAGTACTTATAAGCGGTTGTCCGCGATAGATGGTACGGCCGTATTCTCAAACGGTGATTTGGATATTCCGGTGCGACAAGCGTCGCATCTGTCGAACTGTTTTCCGGGCGTTGTATTGTCGTCGCGTTATGCGTCGGGGGTTCGCCCTGGTTATGTTTGGTACAATGATTTTGTACGTGGTTTCTACTATGACTTGCAATGTGCTGACCGTTTATTGCTTGGTGGTGGGTTGTGGCCCATACGTGGCACGTTGTTGCGGACATATCACGACGAAGACAATAACAGTACCACAAGTGAAAACGTATCGGAGTTCAAGGGGTACGCATATTTTGATTATGTCTATCGCGTGAGTAGTGGAGGGCGGAAAAGAAGATACTACGGGTATACAGGTGGAAGTATGACATTTACGTTGCCGTACTACCAGCTCGCGACGTCCGCAGAACTGTTGATCGTTGATTCAATAACGGCGACGTATCATCCGTATGACGATTCGCGGCGTGAAGAGGTTGCCAGGTTTCACAGTTATGCGGTGACATGGGATCGTAACGGTGTTGTTACTGTGCCGGAATCAGCGTGGAAACATACTGAGACAGATTTAGAGGCGTTGGCTGCGGAGTTCAATTTAAGTGTTCCTTTTGTTACGACAAGCCTGACGGTCCCGGCGCATCTTTCGATTATGCCTGAAGCTATTTGGCTTGTTGTGCGCTATAACTTCCGGACGGAAATCCGTTCTCTAAATTGGCAATGGGTTCCATAGTTTATGATCGTGTCTTTGATCCGTCCCGTTCGACCACCTTCCCGGGACGGGGCTTTTTCTCTTGCGCCGGTTTACTCTTCGCCGGCGCTTTTTTGTTTTCGGCGGCGCGTTCGAGCGCGGCGCGTTTCGCGGCAAGGTGTTCGTCGTGGTCATACCGTTCGGCGGTGGCGTCAACGCGGTGTCCTAACAGGGCCTTGCGCGTTTCGATGTCCGATCCGGATTCGGCAAGTCGCGTTGCTGCCGTGTGTCGCCATGAGTGAACGGTATATCCTGAATCGGCAAGGCCGGCGGCGTCCAACACTTCGCGGAAAGCAAGTTCGCGTTTCTTCACGCTCCGTGATTCGTACAGTTCGGCGTGAAGTGGGAAAAGGTAGTCGCCGGTCTTCGGGATCGTCTTCAATACGTCGCGGATGGGATCGATGATCGGGATGGTGACGGTGATGTTGTGCCGTGTGGTCTTGTGCGGTTTCAGGCGTATCACGTCGCCGTCGATCTCGTTCCAGGTCAATCTTGCCACGTCGCCGTATCTTTGGCCGGTGTGGCGCATTATCACGCAGATTGGGTACCAGTCTTTCCCTACGCGCTTGGCTGCGTCCAGTACGCGCTTTTCGTCGTCGATGGTAAACGCCTTGCCAATCACGCCGTCGATATTCTGAGGGCGCAGGGCCGTCCAGGGGTTGCGGACGCCGGTGGAAGCGTGTTCAAGCATCTTCCAGATCGTCGAGAGTTCGGCAATGTTGTTGATTCGCGATTTGGATTTGAGGCCGAGTTTGTTTAGGTAGGTTGCGAAACCGGCGGCGACGGGACCGGTGACGGCTTCAATCGTGGTAATGGTGGCGCGTTCTTTTTTCAGCCAGTCGATGAAACGTTTTAGGGCGAGCTCGCGACGGTAGAGGGTGTATTTGCCGATTGCGGCTTTGCCGGTCGCTTTGGCGAGGTCGATGTACACATCCCACGTTGATTCGATGGGCAACAGGCCTTCGATTGGTTTGTTGTAGAACATTTTGAGAACCGTTACGGCTTCTTCAAACGTCGGCATTTTCCGTGCGGTGTCGATCTGCGTTGTCCATGCTTTGGCAACGTTATATTTTCGCGTGTGGGTGGATTGCCGGTGACGGACGCCGTTTACCTGGTACTCTACCCACCACACTTTTCTACGTCTGTACAGCGTCATATACTACCTCACAGGCCGCGTCACAGTACCCACACAGTCCCCACACGCGGACATAGCAGGGAGAGTGATTTCAACCAATAAAATCAGCCTTTTCGGCTGGTGGGCGCGGGGGGACTTGAACCGCGTTGGTCGTTCGGAATGTTGCCGAATGTTCGGGTATTCGTTACTTGGTCCGACATTACGCATTTCAATTCACCACACGTTTTCCCACACGTTTCTGACCTTTTGTTTTCTCATGGAAACCTCTAGGCTCAATCGTAGGTTTGTCTCTAGCTACCTCAATAAGTGGTGTTGCGGTACGGAATACGCGCGGCGAGTGATTCGGCTTTGGCGGAAAGTTCCGGCGTTGGCCAATCGGTTTCCTGAAGGATTTTGCGTGTCGCATTGTGGACTTCGGCTGTTGCCTTGGACAGTTCCTTTTCCGCGTTTTTGAGCGTTGTCCGGGCACGGGCGAGTTTTTCGGGCGAGGGTCTGGAAAGGTTGCCGGGATTTAGGTTGTTGAAACGTCTTTCAATGGTTTCGAGGTTGTCGGCGGCTTGCTTCTTTTTTGCTATCGCTTTTTCCAACGCCGCAAGTGGCTTGTTGAGTGTGGTTTCAGATTTCATACTTGGTATTGGACCGGCGGGCGACCTGGCGTATGTCAGGGCATGGGTGATGTCTTTCATCGAGGCGGTCGCTTTCGCTATGAGTTCTGTTTCGTTTTCGTTGGCAACTGGTTGGATGATGTTTGTTTCCGTGCTGGGACCTCTATGCTCAATCGTGGCTTTGCCGCTCGCCATGTAGCTGCGTTTCACTTCTTTGAGCGTCGGTAGCAGGTTCCTGACATCGAATCGCGTTGTGCGGACATGGCCTAACGTGGTGGTGTAGCGAATCAGCAAGTTGGTCGATGATTCGATGTTGCGCATGGCGGCTTGCCAGTCAGGTGCAAACGCTGCATGTCGGTCTGTCGATGTGTCCCAATATTCGGTTGTCGGCGCGTTGCGGTCGTATCGTGTCATTATCTGCGCGTTTTCGCTCCTTAGGCCGTCCGTCTCAATCACGAACATAATGTCAGCCTTGTATTTCATCCCGCCGCTCTCCGTTAGGTTTTTGGGCTTTATTCTGAATACAAGTTCCGGGTTGTATGACAAGTATTCGCCAATTGAGACTTTTGAGCCAACCGTGTAAACGATGTATGTCAATTCGTCTGTCATGGGATCGATTGACTTATTGATGCGCCAAGGTTCAACGGCGTTGCACGTTAACGTCATCAGGATCGTCGCGATTACGGCGGTGAATGTGTCTGTTGTTTTCATGTGGTGAGTATTATATCATTCCCATATATGGGTAGTAAAGTGACGATATAATTTTTTTTGAAAATAGTTCTTGCGGGTAGGGCATACCTTTTGATAAACTTATCGGCGTTGACCCACGTTGGGCCAACTGACAACACAAAATCAGGAGAATCGTTATGAGTAATAAGTTTCCGATGGTCAGCCTTGACAAAATCGAGGTGAAGTTGACCATGAAAGTTGAAACGGCGTTCGCGTTGACGTTGGCGCAATAGCCGACCAGATTGAACTTGCGTTCGCGCAGGTCGAGGAATCATGGCGTCGGCGCGTTGCGGACGTGATGGCCGTCGCCGACCAGTTCAAGGGAGCTCTTGACCATGTGCTGGACGGATTGTTGTTCGCCAAGCAAAAGAACGATCTGGCGAAAAGGAAGGTGGAAAGATGAGAGGTGGAATCATAAAGTTCGATAACGACATTCTTATCAAAGCCGATAAGGTGTTGTACGTCTATAAGAACGAGGACAACGAAAACGATCTTTCGGTTGGCGTTGAAGGTTCTAGTGAAGACTTGATAGTAAACGATTGCACGTTGGATCGGTTTTACGATGAATGGCGTCGTGCGCTGACTTACTGATTGAGGTGTGACATGGCTTGTGAAAAGTGCAACATGCTGATTAACGGCGTTCCGATGGACGTTCGCAGGGAACTGGAACGCCGTGCGGCCGCAAACTACCGGTCTTTGACCGGCGAGGTGTTGGCGATTCTGTCTGTCGTTTGTCGCGGCAAGATCGCGCTGCCTGGTGCGGGGATCGTGCCGGCGAACGGCGAAGACGCGGAAGGCGGTGCGACATGCCAATGATGACGCGCAAGGATTGGGCAAGCAAAGACGCGATTATGTCTGAGATCGCGGACGTGCCTGAAAACTGGCTCAGGGCGTTCGCGTATCGTCATCCGACGGATTGCCGCAAGTTCGCGTCGGCGCGAAATGGATCCATGATGTATCGTGTCGATGCGGTGTTGCAGGCGATTGAAGACGGCGAGGGTATGCCGAACGATGGCATAGTCAACCGTCCAGAGGCCGACGCGGCCAAGGTCGTTGCGTGACGGTGGCGAGTGAGGGTATATGTTTTTAGGTGCGATAAATCACGGGGTGACGGTAATGTGCGGACTTGGCACATTCGAGGGCGACGTGATCGGTGCGCTTCCGTGGTTGGCGTTGCATGGCGGATTCGCTGCCGTCCAATGTGGCGTCTCTTATTCCGGCGCACAGCGGTTTGGAAATCGCTCCGGACGCGGCGTTAGGGCGTCCAACTTCAATTTCGCCAGAGGCACGTTGCCGACGGCATAAACAAACGAAAGAGTGAGGTCAAGGAAATGAAACACGTAATGTTTACGCAACTTACTGACGGTCGTAAGATCGCGGTCAAGACAGACGACATCTTTATGGTTCGCGAAGGTGCGAACGGCGGATGTTCGTTGTGGTTCGAGGGCTATAAGAACGGATCGCGCTACTGGATCGACGTTAAGGAAGATTTCTTTACGGCGGCGTCGCGGTTGAACATCATCGATGCGTGAGGGGTGCGTATGTTCATTCGTCGCAGACAAGTACGGTTCCGGCACATACGGCATTTCACGCGCTTCACGTATCAGCGTGAGGCCTGGGGCTTGTCGCCGTATGTCACGCGGCCACACAGGTTCAGGCATTTGGCAAAGGCGGCTGCGAAATGACGATTGAGGATTTTCTTTCGCGTCTTAAGGGCGTGACATCCGACGGCAAGGGCGGTTGGATGGCGTGTTGTCCGGCGCATGATGACAAGAATCCGTCCATGCACGTCAACGTTGGCAGGGACGGGCGGATATTGGTCAAGTGCTATGCCGGATGTTCGACGGACGCGATTTGTTCGGCGTTGGGTCTTGAATTGCGCGACCTGATGCCGGACGTTCCAGGGGCGAAGAAGCGCAAGGCGGCACCGGCGAAGAAAAAGGCGGCGAAAAAAGCGCCGGTTGTCGCCGGGCCGCTTGACGCCGCTCCGAAGAAACCGAGGGATCGCGGCAAGCTCGTTTGCGAGTACGTCTATAAAGACGAATCGGGCGCGGCGGTTTTCAAGGTCCAGAGGCGCGTGATGGCGAACGGCAAAAAGACGTTCGTGCAGATGTCGCCGGATGAAAAGGCCGTCGGTGGTTGGACGTTCGGCGTCGCCAGCAAGGGCGTCGAGTACGTGCCGTATCAGTTGCCGTTGATCCGCAAGGCCGCAAAGAGCGGCAAGCCGGTCGTTATCTGCGAGGGCGAAAAGGACGTATGCACGGTGATCAAGCGTCTGCATGTCGCGGCGACGTGCAACGCGAAAGGCGCAGGGAAGTGGTCGCCTGGTTTCGGGCGTTACTTCGAGGGCGTACCGGCAATCCTGATTGTGGCGGACAACGATCCTGAAACGACGAAGGACGCGAAGACTGGCGAGGATAAGCCGTTCGCGGTTGGTCAGCGTCATGCGTGTGACGTGGAACGCAAGTTGCGCGATGACGGTTACACGGGGAAGATTCGCAAGGTCGTCATGCCTGACGTGGAGATCAAGCCGGGCGAGGTTCGGCACGTAAAGGACTTCACCGATTGGGTTGAGGCGATGGAGGCCGCGGGAAGGACGGTCGATAAATCGGCGTTTAGCGCGGCAATAGAGGCGTTCGGGGAATGGCCGGATAAATGGAACTTTGGGGATGCCGATTTATTCGACCTCCAGCGCGCTCAGAAAGAAGCGCGCAATTCCTTATCTGATATGCCTGGGGAATCGACGGAAAGCGCAGGGAGTGGCGGAAATGGCGTCAATGACGATGCGCCAGGCGCCGACGGCAAGGGGTGCGGCCGCTTTGGCCGGTTGTCCCGTGCCCCAGTTTCAGGCGTGAGAACGTATCAAGTGGATTATCGGGTAGGTGCGTATCTGACGGCGCGTATCGAGATCGGCGTGGACCACTACCGTTTTCAGGGCTATAAGAAGTCAGACGGCGATGACAAGTACAATGATCAGACGGTCGAGAAGGGAAAATACTTCTTATTCAGCGACAACAAGCCGATAAAACTGTCTCTATCGTCGATGTTCGCGATGGCGTTTGGGAACGTCTCGCGGTTCGGTTCGCTGGATCGCGGATTCAAGTTCGGCGCACGTCAAGTCAGCGAGATACAGGCGTCGATTACGTTGCTTTGGTTGCGGTCGCGTGGTAAGTTCTTTTGGGATGAAAACGCCAAGGGATTTGCAACGTCGCTTTTCTTCGATGAGCGCACGGGCGTTTTGATGCGTGTGCGGTCTGACGAGTTCGCGGCGTTCGTGGCGACGGAAAGCGAGATCAACCGTGAATCGTCGGGGTTCAAATATCTCATGTCGCTTGTCGATGACGCGGCCATGAGCGACCAGGTAGCGCAGGGCGTCACGCCGTCGAACATGTGGGACCGGCGCGGCGATGCGGTGTATATTTCGACCGGCGACGCGGAAATGTACAAGATCGCCGGTGGTGCGGTCAGCAAGGTCCAGAACGGGACGGACGGCGTTGTATTTATGCGCGGCAAGACGCTTGCGCCTTGGGAGTTGCAACCGGGCAAGGGCGTCGATCCGTTTGAAGATGCGTTGATTTTCAAGGGCGCAAGTTGGTCAGACAAGAACGGGCGGATGAATGTCCGGTTGTGGACGCTCAATCTGTTCGCGTGTCACGCCACGAAACCGCTCTTGCTGATTACCGGCGCGATGCAGTCAGGAAAGACGCGCATGGCCAAGGCGATTAAGGAGATTCTAGGCGTTCGACAGGATGGCCGGTTGGATTTGTCCGTTCAGCAAGTCGAGGACGGCGACAAGGGCTTGGATGCGTTTTGGGCGACGGTCAACGATGGCAAGTTGGAGGTGTTCGACAATCTTGATACTAAAATCAAGTGGGTGTCTGACACGCTTCAAAACGTCGCGACGGACGGACAGACGAAACGGCGAACGTTGTACACCACTTTCGGCGTGTCGATTCTAAGGGCCAATGCGCACATCATCCTTACGTCGAACAATCCGCTTTTCAGCGTCGAGGGCAACGGCGGCATGGCCGACCGTCTCATTACGGTGCATTTGGACACGAATAGGGCCGTTGCGATGGATACGGAGCTATCCGAGGACATTGCGCGGAACCGGAATCAGTTTATGACGTGGTTTGCGCGAACGGTCGCGGCGGCGTTGGCAGACACGCGCGAAGTTGACCAGAGCATAAACCGGCGACATCCTGACTACGGGCGTTTTTCGGTACGGTGCGGACGGGCGTTTGGGCAGGAAACGGCGGTTATCGATGCGTTGGGCGCGGCGGAAGCGGATAAATCCTTGCTGCCGTTGATGAACGACACAATCACCAAGGAAATCTTGCGCGTGTTGGGCGACCACGATCCGCCGTACTCTATGCGCTTCACGGCTGGCGACATGTCTGAGGCGATTCTAGCGCGTTTGGGCGACGACGATTCAGACGAGAAGACTAAGCAGATTTACGGATCGCGGCGCGTTGGACGTGCCATGTCGAAGTATCTGCGACAGTTCGCCGTGATATTCAAGATGATGGAACCGCGTATCTTGGACGGTAAGACGCTCTACGAAGTCACCGGATTAACGCCGTCTGGTGAGCTCGCGATTAGTGGTCAAGTGGGTAAAGTGGATTCTAAGGCCACTTTTCAGAAAAGCGCACACGTAAACACGGGCGCGGACGGGTTTTCTGAAAATGGGGGTAATAATCCACTTAACTCACTACACGCGCGCGCGCAGTCGCGTGTATCACCTTCTAATGAAGAAGAGGAAGAAGATAATATAAATGAGAATGAAGAGGTGATGGATGGGCTATACTTCTAGGGCGGCGACGCCGAGCGAAAGACACGCCTGGGATGTCGGTTACGCAATCCACATGGCGGTGATTGCCGAGGCTGAAAGTCAAGGCATGATCGGCTATTTGGTACACGGGGCCGATGGTCGAGCGTTCTTCGAGAAGTATGACAGGGTGGCGAAGAAGTTTTCACGCAAGTTTTCCGATGAACTTACGGCGAGGATCATGGTCTATCGGCCGGAGCTCAAAATCTATGCGCGGATGAGAGGCCGGGCCCCTCCCCCTGGGGGTAGGTTCTGACACGAAAAAAAACCTTCATCCCTACCACTGCAAAGGTTGGGTTTATCAACTGACTAACGAAAAACGAGAAACGAGAAAAGGAATAATCATGGCGAAAGCTAAAAAGAGCGCGGTCGATTCAGGCCGCAAGTCTGCCGAGGTCGATGTCGATGAGGTCGATGTCGATGAGGTTCCACCGATGCCGGTGATGCCGTTTGATCCGGGCGTTCAATTCGCTCAGGGTCGCGACATGCTGTTTGATCTGTTCGTTGCGCGTGTGGCGAAAGCTGAAACGGTGCAGACGGTTCGGCGTGACGGCAAGGCGATATTTCGCGATGCGTATTATGAGGCGAAATGCGCGTTGGAAGTTTACGAGGAAATGACATCTAAGAGGTGAATCAAATGAGTGACGAAAAAACTTACGATCCTGAAATGCGCGGTGCGCTCTATGAGGAAACGCGCAACAATAGAAACGACAAGGCACCGGTCGCAACCGGCAAGATTACGATAAGCGGCGTCGAGCTGCGTATCGCCATGTGGTCAAGCCGTGTGTCGGCCGAAAGCAAAAAGAAGTATTGGCCGCTCAAAGTCGAGTATCGGCAAGGCACAACGCGGTTCCTGGTTCCAATTGAACCGGCGAACGTCGTTGCAACCGGCACGGCTCAGGCGGTCCCGGCGGACGGATCGGCAACGGGTACGCCGAGCGCAGAGACTGCCGAGGACGGTTCGATACCATTCTAAGGGTGCGCCATGAATGACGATCCGAGTTTGTTTGACGCGGTGACGGACGGTGCGGCCGCCGTTCCGGACGAAAAGCCGGTTGCGCCGGTCGAGACCATGTGTTTGCATGACTTCATCGAGAATCCTGACAATCCGCACACGATAAGCGACCGTGCGTTTGACAGGCTAATCGAGAAGATCAAGAAAACGCCGACGGGATTGACGGCAAAGCGGATTGCATACGTTTACGATCCGGCTCTTGGCAAGTTCGTGGTGTATTCGGGAAACAAGCGGTTGCGCGTTCTTAAGAAACTGTACGGCGACGATTACGAAGCGCCGGCGGATTGGTTCCAGGACATATCATCGATGTCCGAGGAACAGCGGCGAGAGTTCATCGTAACGGCGAACGTCGTTGAAGGTGACTGGGTTGCCAGTCTTCTTTTCGCGATGATGCCGGAGGATGAACTATTGCGAATCATGGACGACACGGACGTTGCGGCGTTGCTTGCGGAGCTGCCGGCGGAACAGAAGATCGCGGAAAACAAAGAGGTCGATCAGGAAACGTTGAAAGACGTGATCGAGTTCAAGATCAAGCTGACGTCGGCCGACCGCGACGAGGCGACGCGCGTTCTTGACGCGATTGATCCAGACGACAGGGCCGCCGCGTTCGTGAAACTTCTCAAAGAGGGCAAGCGATGAAACTGAAAGACTTTGTGGAGAATCCTGGCAATCCGCAGACGGTCACGGATGATGCGTTCGAGAAGATACTGCGTTTCGTCCGCAACAATCCGGACGGGCTCAAAGCGGACAGGATCGCATACGTCACGGACCATGCGGCCGGCAAGTACGTGGTTCTTTCGGGCAATAAGCGATTGAGGGCGTTGAAGTTCATCTATGGCGATGACTATGACGCGCCGGACGATTACTTTCAGGATGTCACGTCGATGACGCTTGACCAACGTGATGATTTCATCGTCAACGCGAACGTCAACGACGGGCGTTTCGACGTTGACAAATTGCTTGCGCAATACGACCGACAGGAACTGTCCGGATGGGTTGGCGAGGACAAACTTGCGCAACTGATTGACGTGGTGGAATCGTCGCAGGGGGAACCGGCGGCGTCTGAAAGCGGCGCGGCGTCCGAAGCGGTGAAGTTGGTCGAATTGTGCATTGTCATGTCGTTGGACGATTACAAGTTCGCGACGAAACGTTTGAGGGCCGTATCTGACGACATGGCCGCCGCGTTCATGGAGGTGATACGTGGCGGAAAGTAAACACAAGTTCGCGTACCGGTGGCGTCTGTATGACGGTTATCCGGCGCCGGGCGTGACGGATCACCGTTGCACGGTGTTCGGTACGTTCGTGTGCGGTGGCGGTTCGACAATGGGTTACAAGCTCGCCGGTTATCACCATTTGGGCGGCGTCGAGATCGATCCGAAGGTTGCGCAGATTTACGACCTGAATCACAGGCCGGAAATGATGTACGTCGAGGATTTGCGGAAGTTCAACAGTCGCGGCGATTTGCCTGACGCGCTCCACGACCTTGACGTGTTGGACGGATCGCCACCGTGTACGTCGTTTTCGATGACTGGTATTCGCGAAAAGGGATGGGGCAAGCGTAAGAAGTTCCGAGAGGGTCAGGTACGGCAAGTGATCGACGACCTGGTGTTTGTCTATTGCGAGACGATTGCGAAGCTCAAACCGCGTGTCTGTCTGTTGGAGAACGTCGCAGGGATCGTCAAGGGCAACGCCCGTGCGTATTGTCGCGGTATCGTGTCGCGGCTGACGGACGCAGGGTATCGCGTCCAGGTGTTCGTACTCAATTCGGCGCGTATGGGCGTTCCGCAACATCGACAGCGGACGTTTTTCATTGGCTTGCGCAACGATTACGCGGCGTCGCTGCCGCGGTTGGTCATCGATGTCGATGAGGAACCAATTAAGTTCGGTGAAGTAATCGACGAATCGGACCAGCGCATAGGAATCACGGGGAGCGATTACAAGATTTGGGAGAAGCGCAAACCGTGCGACGTTGCTTTCAGGCATGTGCTGGTGCGGACGGAAAAGCGCGATGCGCGGTTCAACTGGAAACTTGTGCGCAGGGATCGCGTGTGCCCTACTCTATGCGCCGACGATCTGAATTTCACGTATGACTATCCGAGGCGGTTGAACGGCACGGAACTGTCACTTGTGTCGTCGTTCCCGCTTGACTTCCAATGTACGCGCAAGGAACTTACTTTCGTGACCGGCATGTGCGTCCCGCCGGTTATGATGGCTCACATTGCGGACGCAATTTATAATCAATGGCTCAGGCCGATAAAGGAAGGTTGATCGATGGAAGAGGATGAACTAAAGAAGGTGAAAGCTACGGCATGGCGTTACCTTGATCTCGCGGGATTGGGCGACGTTGTTACGAAGTTGGACGCCATGGGCTATTTCATGGCACCGGCGTCCAAAAGCCACCATTTGGCCGAGCCCGGCGGTTTGGCGGCTCATTCGATTCACGTCACGTATTGGCTTGTGCGCCTGACACGGGCCGGGATCGTCTCTTGGGAAGATAAGCGGTCGCCGTACAGGATCGGGATGTTGCACGATTTGGTCAAGTGCCGTTGCTACGTCGTCGATCCGACATGGGACGGGTACGGGCCGACGCGGTATCTCTACCGTCAACCGGAGCTCACAGGGCACGGCGAGGCGTCTGCGTTGTTCGCTATGTCGATGTTGGGCGTGAGGCTTACGCCGGTCGAGACGGCTTGCATAGTCCACCACATGGGCGCGTTCTGCCTAGACAATCGCGAACTAAAGGAGTTCGACGCGGCATTGGGCGTGTACCCGCAAGAGGTGGTTTGCACACACACGGCTGACTTGCTCGCGTCGAGGTTAGAGGAATCCGTAACGTATGATCTGCCGATTGACGGCGAGGTGTGACATGGCCGGCGAGAATGACGAAAAAATACTCAAGAGAGAATTGATCAAAATCTTGGCATGGTTGACCGCGGCGGCGGGCGGCCTATTGTGGGTGGTGACTGGCCATTTACAGGCACATGGCCTTGCTTGCGCTTGGGTCATAAGTCTTGTGCTTTCTATCGCGCTCTATTTCGTATTTAGCTTTTTACTTGATCAATACGCAAAGGCCAAGGATGACGGCGAGGTGTGACGATGTTATATAAAGTAGAGGAATGGACGGATTGGACGGCATTTGTGTTGATGCTGTCCGCGTCTGTACGCCATGCGTATTGTGCAAACTTTGCGGCTATGGCTGGATGGATGTGCGCTGCCTTATGGGTCGTCGTCGCCATGGTTCGGCGCAGGGCGCGTGATTTGAGTGATGAGACGTGCAACGACATCATTGAGCGCCTGGGGCTTAAAGACAGGCCGACGGCGACGGACGGCGAGGTGTGACATGGGCGAAGCGATTGAACCTGATTATAGTCTGTCATTCAAGCGTAATTGGTTCGCGGAGATTTGGGACCGTCGAAAGACGGTCGAGTATCGCCGTGTGTCGCCACGTTACAGCCGTTTGGCCGGTTGGGTTGGCCAAGGCCGGTCAAAGGGCGTGTTTATGATGTTCTACGTTGGTATGCAATCGGTAGGATTGCGGATGTTGGTTGCCGTGAAGAACATCGACATTGGGGAATGTCCGCTTAAAGGTTTCGACGGGGAGTATTATCGTATAACGTTTGATGTCGTACAGTATTACGGATATGCGAGAGGTGTTTATACGCCGCTTATGCCAGATCTGAAAACGGGTGAAGAATGGTGGAGGGCTCCGGTATGAAGACTAAAGCAATCTATCTGCGGACATGTCCGTTTTGCGGACGCAAGCCGGAAATCATGCACGATGATGGAACGTGGGAAAGGTACTATTACGTGATATGCGGAAATGCGCGGTGCAAGGTTCATCCGAGAACGATGTCGCATTTGAAGATCGAAACCGCTGTCAGGGCGTGGAACGGGAGGGCGCAAACATGATTGACAAAAGGCCTAGTTACAGGGAAAGGGTATGGCTGCATACGGAGCATCCGGCGGTGCCGTGTTGGCGTTGTGCGCGGTGCTATAACGTCGGGGGGACGTCGAATCTTTGCGTTGATGATTACGGAAATTACATGTGCGTTCCGTACAACGCCGAGCATAATTCGTGTATGTTCGTGTGGGATTTGGCTGCGGCGGCGAGAGAGGCGCATACACGGCTTGCGTACATGGGATATGATGCGCTTCCGCCGATGGTCAAGGACGTGTATGCCATTCTTGACCAGGCGTTACAATTTGAGTTGCGAAAGATATGAGGGCGTAATCATGGCCAAGAATCGAAAGCTATACGAAGAGAAGATTTGCCGTCGGTGCAAGCGTCCGTTTACACAGGCCGTCGGCGTTTCGCTTTACAACGGTAACGGCGGATTTATCAATCATCGATATTGCCAGCGTTGCCGGGATTTGATGAAAGATCGGGCGCGTATGTGTGATCCGCGTTATTGCGAGATCGGCGGACATGCCGCAATGGAGATTGCGCGATGAGAACCGAGTACATATTTCCGACGATCCTGATTGTGTTGGACGTGTGCGCGTCGTTGCCGTATGCGGTGCATGGCAACTGGCGCATGGCAATCTACTGGCTTGCGGCCGCCACATTGACGGCTTGCGTTACGTACACCGGAGGCGGTCGATGAGGCATTTCAGGATATTCACACGTCACGCCGGTAGGCATGACGTAGAGGCTGAAACGCAACGTCACGCGGTTGCTGCCCTGGTTGCGCGGCTTGGCTTGACGGAATCGCAGACGGCGCAAGTAGTCACATGGTCTGTCGCGGAGATTCTAAACAAAGACGATCCGCGTTGGGCCGAGTGCGAAGTAAAGCGGAGGTGACGCGGTGAAATGACTGACATCGAACAGATACGCGCTCTTGCAAGTCAGGGCATTGGCCGGTATGGCGTAGAGGCGACAATCGGCCGGAAGATGACGCCGGATGAACTAACGGCGTTCCACAAGGCCGTGACGGTGCGCAAGCTCAAGATCGCGCAGAAAAAGGCGCGTGGGCCGAAGTCAACGGCGGAGCGCGTAGCGGAACACGTCGCACGTTACAACGATGTTGGCGATTTCGATCCAAGGCCGCGACATCCGAGGTTGAAGGAACGGTGCCGGTTGGACCTTGCAAGTTTCATGTGGCATTATTGCCGTAGCGTCTTGAATCACAAGCCGTCCGAGTTGATCCGCGACGGCCTGATACACGATGTCGAGCAGACGATTCTTTACGGCGGTCAGGCGGTCAAGCTCTACGGACGCGGCACCGGCAAGACTACTATCATCGTCTATTGCGCCATTACATGGGCGATACTTTACGGGCACCGGCGTTATCCGGTGGTCATATCGGCAACCGGCAAGCTGGCGCGGAAAAGCCTGAAGGTGATCAAGAAGTTGCTCAGCCGGACAAAGGCGATTTTGCAGGATTTCCCGGCGGTGGCGGTCCCGATCCAGGCGTTGGGCGACGTTGCACAGCGAACGGCGTCACAGACGTATCACGGCGTTCCTACGGATGTCGAATGGGCCGCCGACCAGATTATTTTGCCGATGTGCCGAGACGCTTCCGGGAAACCGCTTGACGCAGGGTGCGGCGCAATCGTGGGATCGGTTGGCATTGGCGGAGCGGTGCGCGGCGCGAACGAGGGCGGTCAGCGGCCTGACTTCCTGGTATTGGACGATCCGCAGACGCGCAAGATCGCACATTCGCCGACGATGGTCAAGGCGGTGGTTGACTACATCCATAACGACGCGCTCATGTTGGCCGGTCACGACCGTTCGCTTTCGGCGTTCGTCACGATTACGCCGCAATGCTTTGGCGACGTGGCGACGGAATTGAGTTCGAGGTCGAAACATCCTGAATGGGACGTTACGATTGAACCGTTCATCCGGCGCAAGTGCAAGAACTGGCGAAATCTCACGTTGGAGTTCTGCGAGTATTTCGTTGCTGACGCGGCTGCGCACGATTCCAGGCGCACACGTTCGACGGAGTGGTACAGGGCCAATCGCGCCAAGTTCGCCGACGTGGTGGTTCTTGATCCGCTCCAGTTCGATCCGCAGACGGAAATCGACGCGGTGCATCATCTTCTCAATCTCCGTGCGCGCCTGGGATCGGTGGCGTTCGACGCCGAGATTATGATGAGCGTAAGCGACCAGTCATCCGAGTTGGAAGTAAACGCAGACTTGATTTCCGAGAAGTTGAACGGTGCGCCGATGAACGTCCTTCCGCCTGGCACGGATCAGGTCGTTGTGTTCGTCGATGTGAACATTACGAAGGATCGCGGCTTGTCTTATGTGGCGGCTGCGTTCGGTGCTCACCGTGTGGCGGCCGTCGTGAATTATGGACGGTTCCCGGCGACGGGTCCGCTCGTTCCGCCTAATTCGTCCGACCTGGTACGTAACAAATTGGTTGCGGCCGGTATCGCGACCGTCGTTCGACGGATCAAGGGCATAGACTTCCGTGATTCCAAGGGCCGGCGTGTCAACGTGACGGCGATGGGGTTTGACCGTGGTTATCTGCCGGCGGTCATACACCGAACGTTGTATGTCATGCGAAAGACGGAACCAATCCCCTTCCCGCTTGTCGCCGTTCGCGGTTTCCCGTGGAATAAGTTTGGCGTTCGTGAAAAGGACGTATTGCGGCGCGGCGACCATGTGTTTGCAACGCGGTCGAAGTATGGCCAGTATCTTGCGGAAATGGCTCCGTATTGGCGAGAGATCATGCAGAGCGGATTTCTTGAAACGCCGTTGCAACCTGGTTCGCTTTCGCTTTTCGGCTCCGATCCGGCGCGTCATTACGAATTCGCGCAAGAGGTGGCGAACGAGAAATTGATACGCAAGTATCAGGTCACACGCGGCCGCGAAGTCCTGACGGCGTGGGATTGGAGTGTTTTGGGCGATAACCATTTCTGCGATTGCCTTACGGGATGTTTCGCGATTGCGTCGTGGTATCATTGTTATGATAATTTGTCGCAGATAATTGACGGCGTAATCGTCGCCAACACGCAGAATCAGCCGGTTGGGCCGGTTATCGCGCCTCACACGCTTCACCAGGATGATTTGTTCGATCCGATCAAGAATCCGGCAATCGTCGAACAGGCCGCGTACAACGGTCAGACGGACGAAACCGAGGGCACGTTGGACGACGGCGTTGAACCGTTCGCGAAAGACGTAGAGAATACCGAAAATCCACTTGTGTCAGCGTCGGCGTTGCCGAAGAGAGGTGCGGTTAAGTTATCAACATCCGGTCGAAAAAAAGTTCATAAGTTCCGTCGTGGGAGGTATGTCAAATGATTGTTCGGTATATTGAGATATGTCCGTATTGCGGTCAATGGGAACCGTGGCGGAAAGTGAGTTCGAGGGTGGTCAAGGGCCGCCGCAGGGTGTACGCGAAATGCAAGCGGTGCGGAAAACGAGAGACGATTGAGTATCGCAACGCAAGCGATTCAGCGCCCGAACGGGGTACAATTTTAGGCCGATAGCGCCCGAACGGGGTACAATTTTCGCAGACGGCGAAAATTTAGCGCGTTTTTATGGTACGATAGACGCGCAATGAACGACAAGGCGAAACAAAACCTGATTAAGAATAAATCCAGACTTTTGGGCTGGGTTGCCGAGATCGACCGTGTGATACATGAAATCGCGGTCAAGGGTACGGCGTCGGCGTCGATTTCGGCCGGTGGCGGTTCCAAGTCGTACACGCATCTTGACATAAGCCGGCTCCGGGCTCTCCGTAGCGATTACGCCGGTCGTATCACGCAGATTCAGCGGCGTCTTGCCGGCGGGCCGTCGATTGGCAAGAGGATTATGACGGTGAGGTATTGATATGGCGGCGTCTAAGTCAAAGTCCAAGTCGAAAAGCGCAGGGCGCAACCGCAAGGCAAGCGGATCGGCGCCGGTCCCTTCTCACCGTGCGAAGTTCGCCGATCTGCCGGCGGCGTACCAGAAGCGCATTGCGGCGACGATTATAGGCGGCTTGCGCAAGATGGGATATTTCGGCCGTGGCGGTTATCGGACGGTACACGGTCCCGATCAGCTCAATCGTCCGCGTATCAGCGCGGAAACGACCGGCGAGGTTGGCCAGCTCACTATCAGCGAACGCAACCGGCTTGTCGCGCTTGCGCGTAACGCCGCTCGTAACAGCGAACGCCTAGAGGGCATTTTGCATCAGGTCGAGTTGAATGTCGTCGGCGTCAACGGCGGCAAGGCCGTGTTCGAGTTTCCGAAGGGCTACGAAAAGGCACAGGAACAGATTGAGCATGAGTTCGCGAATTGGGCGCAAGAGGCTGAATACTTCGAGGACCTTGACTTGCAGGACGTTCTTTCGCTTGCGTTGCGGACGCAAATGCTTGGCGGCGACGTGGTGCTTGTGTTCGACGACGACATTACACGCGCCTCTACCGGTCAGGTGATTGCGTTCGAGCCGGATTGCGTCGGGGACCTGGTTGGTTTCAAGAAGCGGTTTCCCGGATATAAGCAGTTCCAGGGGATCGTCAAGAACGCGAACGGAAAGACTATCGGCGTAACCGTCTCTTGGTCGCAACGCGGTCTTTCCGCTTACGACGAATACGACAGCGACGGGAACCTTGCGGCATGGACGTTGATCAAGCCGGAGGGTCTGCGTTGGCGCGATTCGCTCTTTACGATCTTCCGTGGCGTTGGCCGGTTCAACCAGTTGCGCGGTTCGTCGCGTCTTTGGCCGGGCCTGGGCACGGTCGCCGATCTGACCGATTTGCAGGGGTTCGAGGTCCAGGCGTCGAAGAACGGTGCGCAGAAGATCGGGCAAGTGCTTCAACAGGAAGAGCAGAACGCCGACCAGATTTCCGAGGAACTGGACCCGGACGCACAGGCACCTATCGACACGGACGACATCGAGGCGGCGCAAGAGGCGGCACAAGAGGCGGCCGAGGAAGCGGAGCAGATACACGTCAATGTCGAGGAGATACACGGGGCCGGCGTGATTTACGACGTGCTTCCGCCTGGCGTCAAGATGGAGTTGCTTGACACGAAACATCCGAACGACAAACTTGTGGAGTTTTCCAACTGGCTGCATCGTGGCGTCGGTTTCTCTCTTGGGCTTGGGTCGATCCATGCAACCGGCAAGGCTGATTCGTCTTATTCGGCGTCACAGGCCGAAATGGTGCTTGCTCAACTGGAGTTCGATGTCGAGTTTCACAGGCTTGAAAAGAGCATCCTTGACTGGGTGCTTGCGAATTGGGCGCGTTGGGCTCAGCGTCGCGGCCTGATTCCGCGTGACGACAGGCTGCCGGTTGACTGGCGCCGGACGTGCGTGAAGTGGCAGAGGCCGCCGCATAGGTCGCTTGATCCGGTCAAGGAACAGACTGCGCTTAACAGCGGCCTGAAAAACGGTACGATCCTCTACCGTGACAAGTGGGGCCCTGACTGGAAACGGACGGCGTTGGCGTTTGGCGAGGAAATAGAGTTTTTCAGGAAAAACGGGATTCCGCATTTGGCGTTGCAGACGGCAAACGGGTCCGTTATCGATACAACAGAAAACCAAGAGATCACCGGCGACGGTGAAGAAAAGGAAAGGTCCGAATGAGGAAAAAGTACAGTCTCGTCGGCGAGATCGCCGATTTCGATTATCACGGTTTTTGGGGTGACTGGTGTTCGCCGAAGTCCCTGAAAGCGTGGCTTGCGACGCTGAATAAGGGCGAAGAGGCCGAGATCGAGGTTAATTCGCCTGGCGGTTCCGTCATTTACGGAATCGAAATGGCGAACGCGATAAAGAACAGCGAGGCGGTCATTGTTGCGCACGTCACGGGCCTTGCGGCGTCGATGGCGTCCGTCATCGTGTGCGCTTGCGACAGGATCGAAATGGAAGAGGCGTCGTTTATGATGATGCACGATCCTTGGAGCTACGTCGAGGGCAACGCCGACGAAATGCGCAAACAGGCCGGCTTGCTTGACCAGATGAAAGAAGTCATCATGTCGTTCTATCGCGGCAAGTTCAAGAACCGCACGGTCGATGAGATTTCCGCGTTGATGAGCGATGAAACCTGGTACACCGGAAACGAGTGCCTTGAAAACGGGCTTGACTGCACGGTTGTGAAATCGGATGTCAAGGCGGCCGCTTCAATCGTCGGACACAAGTTCGCGAAGATTCCGGACGCGGCGGCGAAGTTCCTGACGGTAAAGGAAATCACCGAAGAGGGCCGGGCCGAGATCGACGCGGCGCGTGCCGAGTGCCTTAAGACGGCAACGGACGCGGAACCGGCGGCGACGACTGCG